AGGTTGTTAGATACATTTGTTACATGACCACTAGCTTCTGCTGATGCAAGAGCTGATAATCCTGATATTCCTGCAAGTGTAGCAATATTATTTGTAGGACTGATTTGTCCAGCTACTGTATTAATATTTGTAGTGTTTGCTCCAGCATTAGATATGTTAGTTGCATTGGCAGCAACAATCGATACTTCAGATGCTTTTGGAACTAATCTTACAAATGTGTAAGTGTTTAATGTAGTTGTAGTTTCAACTAATAATCCAAATCCTGCTGCAAATGTAACTGTGTTTCCACAACCATTTAAGGTAACTGTAGAGTTTCCAACTGTTCCATTAGCTATAGTAATTACTCCAGAGCTGTTGGAAGTTATCCCAGTGGATAATGCTGTAATACTAACAATAGTACCTGCTCCATTGTTTACATCTGGATTAGCATTAGGAAAACTTGTTTCGTTTGCTATTGGTACAAATCCACCTACATCATCAACTAGATCTATAATTCTGTTTGATACAGCAGCAGTTGTTGCTACTTTAGTATCTGAATTACTCCAAGCATCTCCTGATGCTATTGTTTCTGTAGAGTCTTGTCTAAAATATCTAGCGTCAGAAGCAGATGTTGTAAATACAGTTACATCATCAGGTGTGCTACCTGATTGTGATGAAGCATCTACTAATAAACCTGAAGATAAATTTGCTCCTGTAATAATACCAGTTGGTATTGAGTTATTTGTTTTTGATAAAATACCTACATAAATAACTAAAGTTTCATTTTGTAAAGATCCTGAATCCCAAGTTACGTTTACTGTTGTATTTGTAGAAAATGATGAACTAGCTATTGTTCCAACTATTGTTCCTGTAGATGATCCTACAGCTTTTACCCTTCTACCAGCATGATAGAATGATGTTACGTTAGCTCCAGCAACTGTAAATGCTGTTCCACTAACATACGCAAAAGTATGTGCTCCATCACCATCACCATAAATTACCCATTGAGAGTCATTATAAAACTCTCTAATATCAGCTGTAATAGCTCTGAAGGCATTGTTTATGTTAGAAGGTAACATACCTTCAGCTATATTAACACCTCCTACTGAGCTGTTATTACTAGCTGTTGTACTATAATCTTTTATTCCTGCCATTTTTCTCCTAACTCATGAACCAAGCAAAAGCTTTGTCATTTTCTGTATTATTTTTATTAATTAATTCGTTCACACTTTGTTCTAATTGTCTTTGAAAAAATTCTTGTGACTCAAACGAATATCGTACGTTATCTATATCATTAGTATCACTCATCTTATTCCTGCTTTACTTAATACAAAATCTACTCCTTGTGCATGAGTAAATGTTGTTTTTGATGGTATTTTAACATTAGCTCTAATGTATCTTCCAGACTTTCTAACTGGATTCATACCACTACTATTTTGTGTTACTGATGTAGATTCAGATTCATTATCAGCAACTCTTTCTCTAGTCTTTACTGTTAATGTAGATACTGCATCTACGATTGGTCTTACTCCTGTTATGTTAGCTCTAAGTCCTGCAAAAGGTTCAAGTTCTGCTGTTTCTACTTCACATTCATTAGAGTTTCCAGAAAATATAGCTGCTTTATAATTTTCATCTATAGCTCCTAAAAACATTTGACCACCATTCCAAAAGTCTGTGTCAAGAGCTGCATTAATATTTTCTAAGTTTTCAGATATAATATCCATTAACTCTACTGTAAAAGCTCCAACAAATTGTGGAAAAATTACACTTGTATTAGCTTCTGCTAATGACCATTTTTTAGTAGCATAATTATATATAATAATTCTATCACATAATCCTGATGCATTAGGTGATGTATTGACACTTGGATATGCCCATAATGCTAACTGATTAAATGGGTCAACAGCTGCTTTAATTTTATCTGTATATGCTTTGTTAAGATCTAAATCAAAAAATCTATTTACTTTTTCTGCACCAATAGGTGATATTGTATCTCCTGATAATTGATAGAATCCATCATCAGAATAAAAGAATACATTTCTATTATCTTGACAAACTGTTTGTCCATAAACAGCTCCTCTATTTGGTGATATAACTGATAATCTAAATACTACAGATCCACCAACAAAGTCCATACGAATGATTTGATTTTGTCTAAATACATATCCTATCTCACCAGATGTAATATGTACTATTCTACCACCTGATCCAGGTAAGTCTTGAAAGTCTGCTTGTTTACCTTGCCATGTAGTAAGATCATTAATACCTGACCATTGTATTCTATTTGTTTTTGTAGGTTGATTACCTGTTACAAAAAAATCTCGAATAACTCCTGAAACTCTAAATGTAGGTAATGATCCTGCTGTAACTATAGAACTAAGATTAGCAAAGTTTGTAGATGTACCCATTAAATAATATTGTGGTGCATCAACTCCATTACTAGCAATTACATAGTTACCAAATTGTGTAAATGTAATAAAATCTGTATTTGTACCAGTAAGTCCTGATTTTCTAGATGTAAATGTTCCTGTAGCTAACTGATATATATTTGTATTTGTTGCTACAAAATTAAAAATATTATTTGAGTTATCTCTAAATGAACCTGCACCTCTAGCATTTGCACCTATATTATTTGTAGTATAGTCAACTAAAGATGGAAATCTTTTATATGTATTTAATGTATGATATACATTTGTAGCTACATTAGCACCTGGTTTTAAATGTTCAGGTTGATCAGGTAGCCATTCTCCAAAAGGTACTTGCATTATCTATTCCTATAAAATGATAAATCTGTTTGTACATCTGTTCTTTGTGTAACAGGTGCACCTCCATATGTATCATGTCTATCATTATTCTCACATCTTTCTAATGCAGTAGAATACATCTGTAACCATTGTGATAGTTGTGTTTGATCTATTCCACCAAGAAAGTTAGCTGCATGATACAAAGATCCATATAAATATATTGCTGGATGTTTTGCTAAGATATAATTTGATGTATTAGAATCACTAAGCTCTGATATAGCTTTATAGTATGATAACTTCCCAGTATAAGAAATATCAGGAGCAGGACCAAATCTGAATTTTTCAACTTCATTGTCGCTCTCTATAGTATAACATCTTGGTCTACCAGTTCTTGATCCACCTTTTATTTCAAACATATTATGTGGTGTAATATATTCTAATGGATATTTAGTTGATGATGATAATATATAAAATGATCTTACAGCTAAAAAACCTGTAGGAACATTTACTTGTTCAGCATTAATGGTAACATCATCTTGTTGTTCCATTTGTCTAATTCTTAACTTAGCATTAAAGTCAGCTTCTGTTAGTTTAATAAAATCATCTTGTATCTCAGTAGTGAGATCTGATCTATTTAAGAAGTTTGCAATAGATGCTTTTAATTCTGAATATGTTGATAATGCCATTATAAATTCCCACTAGCTGTTCTAAAATATCTAAACTCATTACTATTAAGTTTAGTTCTCATAATTTTTCTTTGTATTTCTTTTGGTAATGCAAACCAGTTGTTGCTACCATTATATTCTTTTGCCCAGATCTGTAGCACTAATGGTGGTACACTAGCTACTCTTTTCATTTCTCTAGCTTTAGACATATATCCATCATCATGATTATAAAGCTCTTTATTTCTTTTCAACAAAGGATTTACATTTTGTTGATTATTAATAGTGAGTTTACCATCTGACTCTTGAATATACTTGGTCTTTATTCCACCATCGTATTCTACAGATCGAACTTTTCCCATTACTCTGTCAATTCAGTTACGTATAAATTTACAGATCCTATAACTGCAACTTTTTCACCTTCAGATACTTTGAAGTATTCTGATGATTTAGATTCTAAAAATATTTTAGAAGTTGTTGCTGTAGGATTAACTCCAAACTCAATATGACAATCTGCATCTGGTACTACTCTAACGTACTCTATATTAGAACCAAATGCTGATGATTGAGCTGATGTTCCTGATGAATTAACTTTTTGTGTAGTAACAGGTCTCATCGCAATGTGTGACATGTTACTCCTTATCTTCTTATTACAAAAGTTACGTTAAGTTTGTTAGCTCCAGTAGATGCACCATCAGTAAGCATTTCAATAGCTTGACCTTCTTGGACATCATTTGCTGCTGTAGGTTCTGCTGTATCTATATCACCAGCTGCTGAACCTGAATGTGCAACAGTTATTCCACCACCAGTAACAGCAGTTCCACCTATTTCAAAAGATATTCCTGCATTACCACCAGAGATTGCTCCCTGTAATGATGTAATAATTTTAATTATTTTACCTGAATCAGGTACTGGTACAAAAGTTGATGATGCTGTGCTGATGTCAGCAATTTCAGCATGTAAAAAATAGTCGTTTAATGTTCTCATTATATTCCTTAAATGTTCCGATCTTAACCTTCTCTCAGATCTTCATTTTTATAGAATCTGTTGGGGGAGCAGATTTATAGGTTACTCCCCCAAACAGTTTAATTATTATGATGTAGTCAAGTCTGCAACTAATCCAGATGCTTTTTCGTTTCTAGACTCTAAAGTCGCTTCAACTAAAAGCTGTCTCTTTTCAGAGTCACCAGTTTTTGCAAGTTCATGCATACTGAAGTCTCTTAGGAACGCTATTGCAAAGTAGTTCATGTCTAACACATATGCATCTCTATCTCTAGAGAATCTGTTAGGTACTACTTGTAATTGACCAAAATCAGATGCATATACATCTACAGAAGTGTATAATGTAGCGTCTGCACCTGCATCAAATCTAGTTGAATTACCAGTAAATCCTGATAATTTTTGTTTGTTGAATGGTCCTACCATAATCATAGAAGGATCACCACCCTCATTCCAAACTGATTTGATTACTGATTTTAATTGTGCTTCTGTGAAAGCTCTTTGAGTTCCATCAGTTCTTGCTGTATTACCAGCTCCACCTGATGAACCAGATGCACCAAGATCGTCATTAGTTTCGATCCAAGCACCTAAAGAACCAAATTTTCTAGCAGTTGATGAGTTACCTGCAACTTCTGCTTGGTTGCCAGTTACTGTAGCTTCCATGTCTCTTTTTAGTTCTTTTGCTTTCTTAGCAATTTGATATGCTAACTCAGATGCTCTACCTGCTTTGTCTACTGACTCTTGTGTTCCTGTGATTACAACAGTTTTGTCCATAATCTGAGAACTATTTGAAAGTCTAGTAGTTGCAGAAACTGCATCTAAAGTTGCTTCATCGCCTTCAATAACAGCATTGTTAGTTGCTGCTGCTGCTAAAGCGTCTGTTTGCCATTCGTGAAGAACTGCAGTAGCTTTTGTTTTAGCTGCTGAGCTGATGAATGGCGTATCTGTTGGTGAGATACTGTAGATTACGTCAGAAAGATCTTCTCTTTCACCGACTGAATCATACGTATCAAACGTGTTAGTTGGTTGTGCCATTGTTTATTTCCTTTGTTGAGATTTAAGATTAATAATGTCAAGTATTGCAGAAGAAGCATCATTAATGTTTCCTGTCTTACGTAACTTGCCAATTTTATTTCTTATTTGCTCTCTACCAGAACTTGCTGATGACTTTGCAACACCAGGTTTAACAACCTTTGGAGCATTTGCTACTTTCTTTTGAACGATAGGTCTTTTATCTTTCAAAGATTGATAGCTCATTGCATCTTTTGCAACCATTAAAAATCTATGGTCTGCAAGTGATCCGATCTCATCATCATTAAATCCATATCCTCTAAGTGAGTTACGCATATTAAGTTTGAATTGATCTGCTTTACTTGGATCGCTATACTCTGGTATTTTTGTAGCTGCTAACTCTCGCTGTGTTTCAAGAAAATCACTATATTGTTTAGCCTGAGCTTCTCTAGCTTTGGCTCTCATATCATCAAGCTGTACTTGTCGTTGTCTTAATTCATAATCCAACTTAGCAGCTTGTGTAGGATCTTCTTCGTATAATCTTTGAAGATCAGCACTTCCTTGTTGTTGTCTGACAGTTGCGTCAGCAGTTGCTATAAGTTCATTCAACTCTGTTAGTTTCGCATCATAAGATTGACGCAAACTATTCTTTTGAGATTCAAGATCTCTCTTTTCCATACTCAAAGAATGAGTTTTTTGTCTATAATCTGAGTCTCTAGAATATCCAGCTTTCAGTTCATCAAGGCTTACCTCAATCTCTTGACCATTTACTTTTAATCGGTGGAGATCAGGTTCTTGTGATTCTGTTTGTGTTTCTTCTGTTACCTCAGTATTTTCAGTTTCCTGCTCAACTGGAGCTGCTTCAGACTCAGCTTGGCTCTCTGGAGTTTCCTGTGTCTCAGTACTTACAGGTTCTGAAGGTTCTGCTTTAGTTTCAGTTTCTTGTTGATCTTTTGGATTCAATAATCCTGAAATCTTTTCAGCAGCACCATGTATATTATTTGCTTCTGACATATCGTTCCTTTCATGGTTGACGAATTTGAAGTTGCGTTAGCTTAACTTCTTTTATTTAGATTATCTAACTCGTCCTGAGTTAGTTTTCCACTTGTCATGATACTTTGTAAATGACCTCTGATTTTATCTACAAGATTGTAGGCTACCCAAAGATATGTACGTTTATCATCTTCAGTGAATTTTGTATTAAAGATTTCTTGTTTATATATTTCAAGAAGATCTTCAAATGCTGTCTTTAGAAGGGGATCGTTCAGAAGTTGTTCTGCTCTCTTGCCCTCCCTGATCTGTTTTTCCTTGTCCATTGTTAAAGAATTGGTTTTGTCCTCTTACTATTTCTTTCATCAAGTCACCTGCTTTATTTAGATCAGTTTGTTCTAACATTGATCTACGTTTCAAGTTGGCTTCATCAATTTTGCTACCATATTTTAATTCAAGTTCTTTAATTTTCAACTCAAATTCTAACATAGCTTGTCTCATTCTTGCCTCAATATTTTTAATATCAGTTTCAGCTTTTAGCTGTGCTCTTTGATTCTCACCTTGTACCTGTGCTAGAGTTACTTTTTCAAACTCTGTTGGAGGCTTAGGTGGTAATTGTGGCATTTGAGATGCACCAACGTCAGGATCCATAAAGAAAGGTTCTACACTATTTAGACCTGCATGTTCAACTAATTTTTTCAAAGAATTGTATATATTTCTTAAATTAACCATTGGTCCATATACATTCTGTTGAAGATTAATAGCTTCCATTTGTCTTTGTAAAATAGCATTAGTTAATATTAACTGCTGCTCTTTTGATCCAGAACCTAATCCTACTTGGACTGTAACATTAATTCTATCTTTCCATTCGTAAGGTCTCATTGGTATATACTTACCTCTGATTCTTACAATCTTTTCTTTTTGTTGATATTTACATACCAACTCAAACATTTTAAGTGCTAGATCTCTAACACCTGTTTCTGCAAATATTCTAGCAATCAACTCCATTCTCATTTGAGATTGAGTTAATACTTGGTTCATACCAGTTGCAGTTTTTTGATTTAATGAATCTGCATTTAAACCTTGCGATGTTCTACTTACACCTGTTCTAGTTTCTTTTACAGAATCTAAATAAGCTAACATACCACTAGCTTGTTCTGTAATTGGTTGTGCTTGTATAGGCATCATTACATTACCAGGTGGTTGTTTAGTTCTAACTATTCCTCCAGGACGATTAGTTAATAAATCATCCATAGCTACTTGACCATCTTGTACTGCAACTCTGTTATTATTAGTTAGATACATGTTATCTAACATTTGTCTCATAACAGTAGATTTAATTAATTGTATATCTTCTACTAATTCTGCAATAGATCTACCATGAAATCTGTGAGGCATGATAACTGGCGTCATAGATATAAATGGCATTGTATCCATTTCTTCTATGCTTAATAATTTTTTAGAATCACCAGCTACACAAATCTTAACAAGTTCTGATTTACCATCATCATTAAGATCCATTCTTACATAACATTCATGAAGTAATACATCTTGTGTAGATTTATCACCATCAGCTTCTCCATGTGAAAAGTCTATGTTTTGATGTCTAACAAACTTATCTTCTGTAAAATAATCAGGATCACCTGTTGGTAAAGAATCTACTAAATCTTTATCATATCCCATTTCTACTAATTCAGTTTTAGTTTTATTTGTTCTATGACAAACAAAGTTAGCTGTATCAATAGACTTACATCTTCTTTCAATTAAAAATTCTTCAGGTGGTATTGGATCTATTCTTACTTGTCCATACTTTCTAGTTCTATGTATTACAACATCATGTAATTTTATTTTATCTAATTCTTCACCTCTATCATCTACGATAGGTTCATCATATTCAGTATGTTCTTTTGCTTCTACTTCTGAATCTGCAACAAGATCATTAAACTCATCATCTGTTAATCTTGTATATTGTTCTCTTTCAGTTTTTTCTGAATTATCCCAGTATATTTTTAATATACCATTCTTTTGAATCAATGCATCTTTGAATGCTGTATATAATGCTGTAAATCCATTATTCTGTTTATAGAATATATGGTTTAAATAATCTGAACATTGTCTTGCCATTTCTTCATCTTCTGGTCCAACACCTTCACATGAGAAAACATTGTCTCCTGCTGTAAAGATTTTCATTAATGAAGGCATTAAGCTTTCAACTGTGTCCATTACATCATTAGAGATTACTTGTGATCTACCTTCTTGTTCATTACCAAGAGGCATACCTAAATAATATTCTAATGATTTCTTTCGTCTAGCAACTAGCTCACCACCAATATAACCTGATGCATTGTGAATCTCTCTACTTACTATCGATAATATTTCTTGTTCTGATTTCTTCATACTACATATTTTGTATCTACATTAATTGGTTTATCCCATTCAGTTGTATCTAATGGTTCACTAACACATCCATATCTAAAGCTATCAGCTGCGTGTGAACACCAATCATGTAGTGGTTTATTTTTAAAAACTTGGTTTTTTTCATCCCATTGTTTTCTATATTGTCGTAATGCATCTAGTCCTTGTTTACATTTTTCTCTATCAAACCAACATTGTTTCAGTGCATTACGTACTGATTCAATACCATGATCTACTTCAAGTTTAGGTGCTACTTGAAAATCTAATCCTAGCTCTGCTGCTACTTCTAATCTAGACTTTCCAGTACCAAGTTCTCTTGCTTGTATATCATGAGGAGCTATATGACAAGAATAAGCATAATCTTTTTCAGTTAGTACATCTACATAATGTGCTAAAGATTCTCCTGAGTTTTCATAATAATCAATCAGGTGTACTTCTTCTCCAATTCTTTGTGCAAACCATATTGCAGTTGAATCACCTATCCCCAGATCCCACCAAGTTTCCACACCTGCATTATCATCTACAGGCACGTAGCCGATTCTCCCATCTTTATCAGCTTTCGTTATTAGTCGACCATAATAACTTCCTGACACAGCAGCTGTAAAAGAGCATTCAAACTCTTGTTCATACTGCTCAGGTGTCATGATAGAACGTGCCTGCTCCAGTTCCTCCTCTGGAATTACTTTTGTGTCAGAAGATCTATATAGTTTCCCATACCAATCTTTATGACCACGCTGTGCAAAATCATAAACTTCCCAGAATTGATTATGCCCCATTGGTGTACCGATAAATAAAACCCATCCTAATTTATCAGCAACAGCTGGTCTAATAATCTCTGTCCATACTCTAGGAGACATGATTGCGTACTCGTCCAGGACAACGCCATCAAATCCCATACCTCTTATGGAGTCAGGATTATCTGCACCAAAAATTTGTATTCTAGAACCATTAAATAAATCGATTCTAAGTTCAGACTCGTTTCTACTTCCACCCCAAGTCATTAAGGGTCTTGTATAAAATTTTAAATATTCCCAAGCAATAGATTTACCTTGTCTATAAGTTGGAGCTATGAATGCACATAAAGCTCTAGGTTTATCTGCTGCTGTTTTAATTAATTCATTTATTGATAAAACTGATTTACCAAATCTACGATGACAAACTAAAACACTAAATCTTTTTAAATTATTATGTACCTCTTGTTGATATGTTCTTGGCTTATAAGGTACTTCTATTATCTTAACTTTCTTTTTGCCATTGGACTTTGATTTGGATTGGCTCATCTGTTCCTATCTTAGATGTTGTGTTAGCTAGTTTTGGATGAACGTAAGGTGCTGCTTTTTCTGCTGCATACATTTTACGATCAGGCGAACTTGCAGGATTGTTTAACACAGATAATAAATAATCTAAAGGAGAATGTTGATATTTAGATGCCATGTCCTCCATAGACTTCCAAAGTGTTTTAGACTTTGAACCTAATGGTCTACCAGCACCTTCTCTTTTACCACCATGTTTTGTTTTATCTTCCATTATAGTACAGAGATTCCTTTCCTATTGAATTTTCTTGTAGCAGTTCTTTTGATAGGCTGCTCACCAAGTTCTCTTTTAAATTGTCTAACAATACCAGCACCACCAGCAAAAGCTAATGTTAGTGGATTGATAGCTGTTTTTCCTACAAACTTTATACCTTTAACTGTACCTTTTTTAAGAAAGTCCTTAATAGGAGTTTTCTTCTTAGGTGTTTTCATAAAGTTTTTGTCGCCTGCGTATATCTTCATTATTTTTTCTTCTTTTTCTTTTTCATTTTAGACTTAATGATTTTTTCTTGTAACTGTTTTGGTAAAGTCTTTTGCTTAGCTGTAAGCATAGCTTTACCTGCCATTCTACCTTTCATAAGTATTACCTCATTTTTTTAACTTTTTTACCCATTTTTTTAGCAGCTTTCTTAGCAGCAGCTTTACCTTTTTTAGTATATGGATATTTTTTCTTTCCAACCATTGGCATAGTGTTTCTCCTTATTGTTTAGGTTTTTTTCTATTTATTACTGCACCTTTAAAGTTTTTTGTTTTGATTGCTTTTAAAAACTCTTTATCTGATTTATGTGTAGTAATTTTATTAATCTTAGATTTAGATTCAGCTACAGCTCTAAATCTAGGTGCTATATCTAATTGAAATTTACCTTTAACCTTACTTTGTTTTCCTAATAAATATGCTGAACCCATACCTACTCCTGCCTGAGTAGTAATTTTATTTCTAGTTCTTTTTGAACCTACGTAAGCACCAGCAGCTCCACCAGCTACTGCACTTCCACCTGCAACTTTTAAAGCAGTTTTATTTTTACTTGCAAAGGTTTTAATTTTAGAACCTGCTGCCATAGCTTTTGCTTTCATACCAGTAGGTTTTTTAAATTTACCTTTTAAAGATTTCATAGCATCCATTGCACCAGCATAATGCTTTTTTGCAAATTGTTTTGCTACTAATATTCTTGTTTGTAATCTCATTGTCTTAATAATCCTTGTTGTGCAGCCATACGAGCATTAGGCATTTGCATTTGCATATTTGGTCGTCTACCCATTTGTTGCATCATAGGGTTATTTGCCTGTTGTAATAAACCCTGCTGCTGTTGTTTTGCGATTTCAGGCATAAGCTTTGCTCTAACAATTAATGCTAACTTCTGAGATTCTTCAGGAGTCAGATTAATCATTTGATCAGCTAATTTTTCTAGTCTTTTACTCATATTAACAATTCCACTTTCTTAATGCTTTGTTTATTCTACTATTCGGATCTCGTGCTGTTTTTGCAGAAGTAAGTTTACGTTTCATACCTTTCATTCTAGCACAAAACGACTTACGTCTAGCAGCACGTTTCCCTTTTGGATTCTTTTCTGTAACTGCCATTTTTAGCTTAGATCCAGGATTAGCTCGTCTATATGAAGCTATGCCCTTTCTATTCAAACCCCCACTTTTGGATTTGCCTTCTTTTCTTTGCCATGCAGGTGTTTTAGCCATTACTTTCTTTTCCTTCCAGATGCAGTTACTGACCATTTAACTCGTTTTGGTCCAGTTTTTTTACGAGCTTCTGCTTTACTTATTCTACCAGCTACTCGCTTAGGTCTACAAGCAGGATATGGTCTACCTTTGTCTTTCTTACCTGAACGTCCACACTTTTTACCAGTCTTTACGTCTCGCCAATCTTCAGCGAACCACTTACGTAGACCACCCCTGTAAGCCATTAGTATCTTCCACCACGCTTTTTATACGTTCGCACTAACCATGCGTTCGCATATGCTGAAGGATATACTTTAAATTTACGTTTGGCTTCGGCTTTGACCCTTGCGTATAACGCTGGGTTCTTTGGTTTTGGTGATGCCATTATAACACTCCTTTGTAGTCCTTTAATTTAGCTTTAGCTCTAAATTTAGGATCTTTCAAGTCTTTAATGAATTTGTCTCTTTTCTTAAATGACTTTTTAAGAGTTTCAGGAGATAGTTTATCTATTTCAGGAAACATTAATCCTGCTTTTTTAAAAAATCTCATTTTTTATGCATCCTTTTCTTGTGTTTGTTCATTGATGACCATTTGATTCGGCTCTTATTCGAGCTTATTGACGTTTTTTTAAACTTCGATTGGCTTTCGTGTTCGATTTTATTTAAAAAATTGTGTTTTTTAGCCATTAGTCGTCATCAAATATGTCGTAACCAATAGCTCCAGTTATAGCAGCAGCACTTTTAGGGTATTTTTTGGCTAATTTCTTAGCTTTCATAGTACCACTATGAGTTTTCTTTGCTGTTCCTGATATAAACTGGCTAGTTTTAGTAAAACCCTTCTTAGCTGCAGTATCTGCTGCTATTTTAGAGCCTGTACCTATCTTTTTTTTAGCTTTGTAGAGCATTCTTAACATTTTCATTGCTGCTCCTCCAGCTGCAAAAGGTATTGCCATGTGTCCTCCTAAGTTGTTAGCTGTATAAAACCCCCCTATTTGCACTATCGACATTGCTGTCGATGTTGCAGGGGTAGTTTCAAAACCCCACTCGCAGCCTTCGGCTGCTCGTAGCTGTCAATCGCTGTTGCGATTGTCTTTTGTTTGTTTGCCGATTTATTGCTGTTGCTAGTAGCAACAATAAATCGTTGTTAGATTTGTTTGGTAATTGACTAACTCCTGGCGAAATCAGTTGATTAGTTGATTACCGAACATGATTAATCCTGTTGATATTGCTAGATAACTTGATTGTCAGTAATTCAATAGACATACAAATAAGTGCTACAATCAGCACAGAAAGGATATGATATGTTAGAAACGTATGTATTAACTCTATTGGCTATATGGTTGACTATTACAATCATAGGTCAACTAACAGGTGGTTATATGGGATACTCTCTCCTAAAAAACTTCCAAGATAAGATGGCTAAGTAATGATATTATTTAGTATGTTATTATCTTTTGTACTATTAAACTTAGGAGTTGTATTGATGATACATTACAGCGTATGGATAGGTTTAGCTATATGCATTGTATCAGGTATACGATTCCTAAGAGATATAGATATATCAAGAAACTCTAAAGGTTATTATTCCCATCGAAAATAACCTTTATCGAAAGGAGATAAGATGTCAGATAAACAACAAAGTATGGAGTTTGTACCATATACTAAGTCTATACCAAAGGCTGAAAGGATTGCTTACGTAAAAGCTAATTCAAATAAATATAAGCCTTATGCTCAGTATAAAAAAGATCA